GCGGTTTATGACCCCAAGGCGCTTGTGTCGGATGTGCGCCTTGATAACGGCACGAGTAACATCGACACGCTTGACGCCACGGAGTACGCGTACGAGAGAGAGATCTATGACCTTTGCGGGGTGTAGGCATGTTTGAAAGACTAAAGAAGGCGGTGAGGGGCTTTATGGAGACCTTGAGCAGCAGAACCGGAATCGCCCGGGAGTACAAAGATATTTTTGAGCTGGGCGGCGTTCCCGCCTTTAACCAGTTTTACAATGTCGGCATATTGACTTGGAAGTGTTTATACAAGGGCTTTTATTCTCCCTGGCACACGATCTTGGCCCCGACCATCGCGAACCCGCAAAACAAGCGGACGATGATGCGGATGAACCTGGCCAAGGCAATCAGCGCTGAGCTTGCGGGCATGATCTGGACTGACCAGACGGACGTCAACGTGTCCACGCATGGCTTTGACACGGAGAGCGGACAGCCGGACCCGCTGGAGGAGTTTGTGCACGACGTCCTTTCCAAAAACGCGTTTAACGTCAAGATGCAAGAGGCCATTGAGCAGTCTGCGGCGCTTGGCGGCGAGGCGTTGAAGGTGTGGCGAGATGTGCGGCGTGACGCGAACGGCAACGAGATCCCAGGCACGGATAAGATCCAGATAGGGTTTTGCATGGCTGATCAGTTTGTACCGACGGCGTGGGACAACGCCAAGGTCACGGAGGGCATCTTTGTATCCCGCGTGGCCAAGGGCGGATTTTATTACACGCGGCTGGAATGGCACAAATGGGACGGCCTGACCTACGTGATTACCAACGAGCTTTACCGCGCGGAGATGTACCGCGGCGGGGCTCCGACGGAGAGCCAGGACATCCTTGGCATCCGCGTACCGCTTGCGGAGATGTATCCGTATCTTGACGAGGAGACGGTGGTGCCGGTTGAGCAGTCGCTCTTTTCGTATTTCCGGCCGCCGACAGCCAACAACATAGACGACAACAGCCCGCTGGGCGTGAGCATTTACGCGAACGCGCTGGACACGCTCCACGCGCTTGACATCTGCTATGACTCATTTTGCAGGGAGTTCCGCCTTGGCAAGAAAAGGATCATCGTCCCGGCGAGGATGATCAAGACGGTAGCAGACCCGGCCACGGGCATGATGCGGCGGTACTTTGACGCCACGGATGAAACATATGAGGCCCTGTCAACGGATGACCCCGATAGTCTTAAGATCCAGGACAACAGCGTTGAGCTCCGCGTTGAGGAGCACGTCAGCGCTATCAATGCGTTTCTCAATATCCTGTGCTTGCAGACTGGCTTATCTTTTGGTACGTTTAGCTTTGACCTGCACGCTGGACTCAAGACGGCCACGGAGGTCGTGAGCGCAAACTCAAAGACCTATAAGACCGTCAAGAACTATCAGAACATGATAACTCCCGCGGTCAAGACGCTTGTGGACAACATCATACAGGTGGCGAGCTTGTATGATATGGAGTATGAAGGCGTAAAAATCAGCGCGCTTGCAGCGCGTGGGTATGATGTGACCGTGACCATGGACGACGGCATCACGCAGGATCGGCAGACCAACATCAACGAGGGCGTGGCCCTGGTTGGCGCGGGGCTTATGAGCAAGCTCAAGTTTTTGACGGATCCCAAGTATGGCCAAGGCCTGACGATAGATGACGCATGGGCAGAGCTGGAGCAGATAAGCCGGGAGCAGAACGTCAACATTGACACGGTGGAGCGGTTCAACCTTGACACCGCCGAATAGGAGGCGAGAAGATGGCGGAACCGGCAACCCTGACACCTCAAGAGATACAGGATATATCAGAGCCGATTGTGGCCGTGTATGAACAGTTGACGGATGATCTGCTTGCGAACGTGCTTAAGCATATCGCGACGCCAACCACAACGCACACAGCGTCGTGGGAGATACAAAAGCTATCCGAGATGGGTAAGTTAACCGCGGAAAGCGCGGCACTTATCCGCGATGCTACGAGGCAAGTCCCGCAGCACGTGCGCGACGCCATGGAGGAGACCAGGCGGCTGGCGCTGGAGCGCATCGAGAGAGAGATGGACGCGATCACGGAGACACAGCCGCTGTCTGCCGCCACCGTCACAGCATTGCACGATTATTTAGATCATAATTTCAGAGACACGGCGGAGGACGTCAACGAGAAACTCAACCTTGTAAATCAGACCATGCTGTACACCACCGTGCGGCACTATTCCAACGAGGTGGATAAGATCGAGAGACTTGCCAATGAGCAAAAGTTTTTGAACGTTGCAGCGGGGGCTGTGATCACCGGGACGGAGACCAGGACGAAAGCACTGGAGCGCGCGATTGTAAACGCTAATTTTCGAAACGGCATCACAGCCTTTAAAGACAAGGCCGGGCGATCGTGGACACCGGAGGCATACGTCAACATGGTCATACGATCAACCGTACACAACACTGCGGTGCAGAGTGTCAAGGCGGATGCGGTGGCCCATGGGTGTAATGTCTTCCAGGTGTCGAGCCATAAGGCGGCACGCCCGCTGTGCTATCCGTATCAAGGAAAGTTCTATTCATGGGACGACACCGCGGGTGATGTAGAGCTTGGCAACGGCAACGTTGTACACTACGAGCCAATTTCAAGCACGTCCTATGGAGAGCCTGCCGGGCTCTTTGGCATCAACTGCGGCCACTTCCCGATACCGATCGTGCCGGGCGTGACCATCCCGCACGGCGCAGATGATATACAGCCGGAGAAGGAAAACGACAAGGCATACAAGGAGTCGCAGAAGCAACGGCGGCTTGAGCGTGAGATCAGGTACAAGCGCACCCTGTACGAGAGCATGAAGCGCAACGAGATCGCGGATGATGATTTTCGGAAGCAGCTCAAGGATGACCTGGCAAAATCCGAGGATAAGATGCGCAAGTTCATCGCGCAGACAGGGCGCACACGGAGGTATGACCGGGAAAAGATTTATAAGTTTTCAGTGCCTGACAAGCAAGACAAAGAGTTCCAGGCGTCAGGGCTGACCGAGGTGCTTGACCGTGAAAAGGTGCTTTATCGCCCCGTCAAGAAGTACGCAGGCGAGCGCACCACGGAGCAGATCATTGGCCTCATAAGCGGCCCAGACCAGACCAACGGATCCTGCGCGTCGCTGTCCATGGCTTATGCAGGGCAAAAGGCAGGGTATGACGTCTATGACTTCCGCGGCGGCAATTCGCAGACCACCTTTGCGGGCATGGGGTTTATTGAACGCTACAAAAACATCAACGGAATTGAATACTACGAAGCGACTGACACCAACAAAAGCTCTTGCGAAAATGCGAGGGATGTGTTGCAGAACGTGCAGGACGGTAAAGAGTATTGCCTTTTCTGTGGCACCCACAGCGCGGTGGTGCGCAAGTATCGCGGCAACAGGCCTGACATCTTCCAGCTTGAGTATTTGGAGTTGCAAAGCGCGGACAAAAACGGATGGCGAGCGATGTCCCTGACCGATCAGGAAGTAGATGTTGGCGGGTGGTATACTCACATGGACTCAACGCTTAAGGTTCGGTTTGGATGCAAGGAGGAGAAAGACCCGATGCTTGTGGACGCGGCAATGTTCGAGGTCGGTAGCGTGAAAGACAGCAAAGACTTCCGGTCGTTGCTTGGATATATCAACACGCCACCGGACAACCAGAAGAAGGGCGAAGGCGGGTATGCAAAATGAGATTTTACAAAAGAAACCCGGGTGATCGCACTTGGTGGGTGGCGGATGGGAAAACGGAATCAGCCTTTACGTTTGACAAGCGTAAGATCTACTACTTCCCACGCGATTATAAGCGATTAAGCAAAAAGGACAAGGCGACCTTTGACCGCGACAACAGGGCGCTTGTATATCTTATGTTTGGAGGTGACGATGATGTCATGCAAGCATTATACGGAGATGCTGACCGGGACACGTGACGGCATCAAGTGCGCATGCGGCGCGATCTTTGCCACGTGGGCGGAGCTGGAAGAGGCCCGAAAGAATGAAGAACCGGCAAAGCCGGAAACAAAATCAGTTAAGAGACGCAAGAAAGCCACGGAGTAATCCGTGGCTTTTTTATACCCAAAAAGGAGGGCGAGAAAATGCCGGTAGAAGATGAAAGACTTAGAACGGCTGACGAAGTGTGTGACATGATCCACAGCGCCGCGAACGTGGTGCGGACGGCGATTGCCAGCACCGACAAAAAGACCGAGGAAGCACTGAAAAAAGCGGCCAAGGCGTTGCTCACGGCGGCAATGAAGCGCATTGATGAATCCGTTGGCACTGCCATCGCGGACGAAGAAGACGAATAAAGGGCGACGGCCCTTTTTTTATTACGTCCAGCGTAAAAGACGGTAAAGAACGCGGTCGCGCAACCATCCGGGGCGCGGAAAAAGAAAGGATGATATGGCTCTTTTTAAGCGAACAGACTTAAAGGCAAAAGGTTTTTCGGATGAACAAATCGAATGGATCATGACCGAGGGAAACCGCAAACTTGCCACCGATTACACCCTGACGTCAGACGTGCAGGGGCAGATTGACGCCGCGCTTAAGGCGCAGAAGCCGCAGGACGTTGTCATCACCGAAACGGAAGAATACAAAGCAATCGCAAAGGAGAGGGACATGCTCCGGGCGATTGGCGGCGAGGATTTTGCGAAAGTAAAGCCCAAGTTCCGCGAGGCCGTCTTTGGCATGATTGACAGATCCGAGGGAGCACCGGCGATTGGCGAACAGCTTAAGAGCATCGGCGAAAAGTACGAGGAGTATTTCCAGCCGGAAAAGGAAACCGAATCCACAAAGCCGACCTTTGGCGCACCCACACAGGGGAGCGTGCCGACAGGCAGCCAGGGCCCGAGCTTTATGGACACATGGGGATTTGTCCCTAAGAAATAAGCAAGGAGGGCAACAATGCCTAATATGAACTATGCGGCACAGTATGGCCGCGAATTAGCAAATGCATACCCGTATATGTCTTATTACGGAGACCTTTGGAATCAGGGCGAGGGTGCCCGGTTCCGTCCGCTCCGCGGCAAGACGGTATATATCCCGTCTATGAGCACCACCGGCGCGAGAGCCGTCAACCGTGATCGCATCGATGGCGTGTTTACGCGGAACTTTGATCTTGATTGGCAGGCGTGCGACCTCCAGATGGATCGCGAGTGGGATACGCTGGTGGATCCGATGGACATGGATGAGACCAATGAGGTCGCAACCATCGCCAACGTCACCCGGACTTTTAACGAGTTCCAGAAAATCCCGGAGCAGGATGCTTACATGTCTTCCAAGCTGGCCGGCTTTGCGGCTCAGTTTGGCGGCACGGATAGCACCACCCTGACCGCCGCGAACATCCTGGACAAGTGGGATGATGCGCTTGTCTACATGACGAATCAGCGCGTCAACCGCGACAGAGTGCGCTGCAAGGTCATTCCGGCCATCTATAAGCTGTTAAAGCAGGCCGCCGGCATCACCCGGTTTATTGAGGTCACGGGCGGCATCCAGTCGGTTGATCGCAACATTGCAAAGCTGGACGGCGTCCTTATCCAGGAGATCCCGTCTGACATGATGCAGAGCGTGTACGACTTTTCCGCTGGTTGGAGCGTTGCCGCCGGTGCCGCTCAGATCGGCATGATTTTCTACGATACCGCCTCCGTGGCTGCGCCTATCGTGTACGACACGTCCATGATGTCCGCACCGACGGCACAGAGCAAGGGCAAGTACCTCTATTATGAGCGTTACTATTACGATGTCTTTGCCCTGATGCAGAGAGGCGCGGGCCTGTTTGCCTTTGTCGGCGGTGCTCAGCTTGGAGCCCTGTCCGTGGTATCCAAGGCCGGCACTGCTGCCTCCGGCGACACCGTCGTAACCGTCACCGGGCAGATGCTTGGCGGCGGCGGTATGGTGCCTAACAACATGGAGCTCTATTACGTTGCAAACGCAAGCGCAGCCGTCACCCTGACCTATGGCGCGGCCCTGCCGGCGGGCACCACGTGGACTAAGGCCGCCCACGGCGTAATCGAGCTCTCCAGCCAGACCGCCGGCAAGTATGTGACGGTAGCCCTGGTCAACAAGCAGACCGGTTATGTGGTCGCCGGTGGCTCCGCGGTTGAGGTCGTCAAGCCCTAGTAAGGAGGTAAGCCCATGATAGTGGACTATAGCATGTATGTCGCCTGCTACATGGGCGAGCCAATCCCGCCGGAGGAGTTTCCGCGGGCGTCTGCCAAGGCCGAGCGTGCCATCTATAAGCTCACTCACGGGATGGATTACAACGCCCTCCCTGAGTGGCAGCAGAAGGCATATAAGGAGGCCATCTGTGCGCAAATCGAATACTACGCGATTTATAGCACGGAGGTGTCCGTTGCCGGTCAGGCCTCTCCAGATTGGACGGTTGGCAAGGTGCACGTGGGCAGCGGCAGGACATCCAGCGCCACGGCCACGGGAGCGACCACGATGATCGCACCCGGAGCCATCGCGGCCCTGGAGCAGACCGGTCTGTTAAACCCGGACGTGCAGGCGGTGGACTATCCGCCGCTTGAATGGGGGTGGTGGTGATGCTTAGCCCGATCCCCGGGAGCATCCTGCGCGATACGGTGGTGCTTAAGGTGCCGACCGGCGTAGACCGCTACCAGCAGGCCACATACAAGAACTACACCGTGCACCGCGTCCACATACAAGCAGACAACCACACCCAAAAGGGCCCAGGCAACACTGAGGTGTCGCTGATAGGCACCCTTTACGTTGACGCCCGGCGGTCAATGCCACGCCTTGATTGGGAGGCGCTGCAGGAGGCTGCGCAAGCCGCGGGGGCACAGATGACGCTTGAGGTGATCAACCGCGCCGGCAAGCGGTCAGGCCCCTATACCGTGGAGATTGTGGACGGCCTCCCTGATGACGAGGATCATCTGCACCATTGGGAGATAGGGGTGAGCTGATGGACGTGTCTGTGTCTCTTGACCGCGCACACCTGACCGCGCGGCTGAAAAAGGGCAAAGAGGCGGCGGGGTACGCCCTTGCCAACCAAATCCTTGCAGACTGCCGCCCGTTTGTGCCACACGCGGAGGGCACCCTTGAGGCGTCCGGCCGCGCCGAGAAGGTCGGCGAAGAGTACGCCGTAACCTGGAATACAGTATACGCGGCGTATCAATACTATGGATGCTGGCCCGACGGGTCGCATGTCGTTGTTAATCATAACCATGACATCAACATGCGGGCGACCACTATGTGGGTAGAGGCGGCAAAGGCGGAATATGGCAAGGATTGGGAAATCGTAGCCCAGAAAGAGTTTGTGCGAGGAGGTGGCGGCTGATGCTTTATGACGATATTGTGCAGGCCATCATCAGCATGGCCGAGTCGGCTGCCGGTGTGCGTATCGTAACCGGGTCTATGCCGCCCGATGATGGGATAGCGATGACCGGCAACGGCTACAGCACGGATGTCTACCTGGACATCGGTACAGACGAGCGGATCACGCTTTTGTGCAATGGCAAGTCTACGAGCCAGGAGAGCATCATCCGCAAGCTGGACGCAATCCACAGCAGCCTCACACGGCGCAAGGACTACCCCGCCACCGATAAGTGGCAAATCTACGATATTAGAACCATCAGTTCGCCGCACCTGATCGGGCGAGAGGCCAATAGCCAGTGGCTCTATGGCTCCTCACTGGTGGCGCGCGTGAACGTAGGAGGGATATAAATGAGCTATCTTTTAACGCAGTACGGCGTTGATCTTGAGATTGATATGACGCCGTTTGAATCCAGCCGCACGTGGGCGCACGTCTGCGATGGCTGGAACAACCTCACGGAGGCGCTGAATGAGCAGGTACAGGAATACTATTTCCTGTGCGGCAAAGGGTTCGGCTCCGATGAGGTGACGGGTATCCATCCGTCGCTTGCCCTTACCGGCGTCCGCAAGGTTGGAGATGCGGCGCAGGATTACATCATGGCACAGCGGTACAAGCTGATGGAAGGCCGCAAGACCAACCTGCGGCTGTCCCTTGCCAACGCGGACGGCACCGTAACCCGGTACACCAACAAGGTCACGATGAAAAACATCAGCGCGTTTGGCGGCAATACCACGGACGGCGCTGCCGTGTCGGTGACGTTTAGCTTTAACGGCCCGCCCATCGTTGAG